TTGGCGTTAAAGGCCACGAAGTATCTGAAGCTCAAGCTAAGGAATGGGGATTAGGTAAAGCAACAAAAGCTAAAGCACCCGTTGAAGATAAATCTAAGTAGGACAAATTATGGCTATTACTAATGGCTATACTACTTTGTCAGGCATAAAAGCTTATATGGGAATATCAGGCTCGGCTCAAGATGATAACTTGGAAAGAGCTGTTGAAACAGCTTCAAGACAAATAGATAAAATAGCTGGAAGAAAATTTTGGATTGACGGCTCAGTTGTTGTTAGAACCTTTACTCCAGTATCAACTTATTACCTTGATGTGCCTGATATTGCTACAACAACAGGTTTAATAGTTAAACTAGATACAAATGATAACGGAACTTACGATACAACACTAACACTAAACACAGATTATTATGTAACACCCGCTAATGCAGAAGATGAATCACTTCCTTATGAGTGCATTAAGATTTTAGATACAAGAAGTTCTGAAAGATTCGATACAACAATAGTTAATAATATTCAAGTAACAGCTAAATATGGATTCGCTTCAGTTCCAAAAGATATCGAAACAGCTTGCTTGATACAAGCTTTAAGACTATTCAAAAGAAAAGATACTCCATTTAATACTTATGGAAGCGATTCAACTGGCGTATCAGAACTATTTTCAAAGGTTGACCCTGACGCCTTACAATTGATTAAAGGGTACAAAAAAACGACTTTAACAGGTCAAATTATATAATTTTTTTAAATTAATTTCTAAAAGCCTATAAACATTGACTTATATATTGTGATTTTTACAACAAATACTTGTATATAATCAAAGATTATGTATTATTTAAGTATGAAAGAAACAAACAAAGGAAATAAAATGAACGAAAAAAGATACACATTAGACGAAGTTGCAATCTGCAATCATACACAAGACCATATCTTCGCTTTAAAAGAAGCTAGAAAATTTAAAGGAATGGTTTTTTGTTCTAAAAATTGTAAAGACGGATATAGAAGAGATTACGGAATATAAAATGAAAACAAACAAAGGAAATAAAATGACGGAAATAAAGAAGCCTACAATGAACGAAACATCAAATATATTAGATGTTACAAAAATGCCAAAGAGAAGAGCTATATATAATGAGATAATGGAATTGGAAGCTAGTAAGAGACCATTCATAAGACTCATTGATGAACATAACATAGCTAAGCGATTTACTCCTAATGCGTATGCAAAGGGAACTGAAAATTGGGATATTGCTTCTAATGCGAGAGCTGAAATACGAGCAATCGATAAGCAGATTGAACCATTGCTTAAAAAAATGAGACTCACATTTGAATAATTATCTAACTAAATTCAGAGAACCCACCAATCAAGGTGGGTTTTTTGTTAGTATGACTTTATGACACAAAAAGCTTTTAGAGTTACAGGAACAGAAAAAATTGCTCGTGAATTAAAGAAGATGAAGTTTACTGCTTTACCTTTAAGAAGATTTATGAATGATTATGCACAAGTAGTTGCTGAAGAAGCAAAAAGACAAGCACCAAAAGCAACAGGAGAATTAGAAAATTCTATTGAAGCAGGAAGAGTTAAAGAGAGAGGTAGGCTTCCTAATTCAATTAAAGTTAGTTCGAATGTTCCTTATGATGTTTATGTTCACGGAAGATATAAAAAACTTCCTGCGGGTTATAAGAAACCACCTGCAAAGAGAAGAGCTAATGCAACAGGATTTCCTAGAACAAGACCTCATAGACCACCTTTTCAACCGATTGAAGATTGGGTAAGAACTAAAGGATTAGATTTTGGTAATGGAACTAATAGAACAGCAGGAACAGTTTCGGGTGGAATAGCTAAGAGAGGTACTCCAATCGTTCCTTACTTGTTACTCGCTGAAAAGAATACTAGGAAACAAAGAAAAGTTTTATTAGCAAGAACTATGAAAGAAATTCAATTGGCTTGGAAATTAGGAACTAAGCTGTAAGATAGATATAGATAATTAGAACGAGGAAAAGATAATGGCTTTTATAAGTGGTAAAGACACTATAGTTTATGTAGGTAGTACAGATTTTTCTAGCTACCTAAATTCTGCTGATGTAAATAAAACAGCAGATGTTGCTGAGACAACTACATTCTCAGATGAAGCAAAATCTTATATTGGTGGATTGACAGACGGAACAATCTCACTTGCAGGTTTTTGGGACGCAACAGCAGACGCTACCTTGTCAGGATTAATGGGTTCTGCAACAAGTTCAAATATTGTTCTTGGTTATGACGGCGTTGATACAGCAGATTATTGTAACTTTGCAATTGTTGACGCAACAAATTATGGAATTTCTTCTCCAGTCGGAGATGTAGTAGCAGTTACTGTTGACTTACAAGCAACAGGTGGAGTTTTTAGTAATGGATATATTCTTTCAAATTCTGCTGTAACAGCAACAGGAGTAGTTGGTTCTGCTCTTGATAACAGCGCTTCTTCTGACAAAGGAGCAGGAGCTTTTGTAATTTGTACTTCTGTTAGCGGTACAAGTCCAACAGCAGATATAAAGATTCAACATAGTGCAGATAACTCTACCTATGCTGATTTAATAACATTTACTCAAGTAACTGCAGCAACAAGTGAAATAAAAACAGTTGATTCAGGAACTACAATAAATCGTTATGTTAGAATATATAATACAATTGGCGGTAGTTCTACTCCGACAGCAAATGTCATAGTAGGATTCGCTAGAAATAGTTAAGGAGAAAAGTAATGGCATTCGTTCACGGAAAAGATAGTGTATTTAAACTTGATAACAACTCAGGGTCTCTAACAGACATCTCTGCGTATGTTAACAATGTTGACTTTCCTGAAAGTGCTGATGTTGCAGAAACAACTATGCTCGGAGCAGAAGCTAAATCCTATATTGCAGGATTAACTGACGCTACAATCTCACTAACTGGAATGTGGGACTCAACCGCCGACGCAATACTCGGTGTTGTTATAGGAAAAGATGATACTCTTTCCTATGAATATAGTCCTGAGGGAACAGCAAGCGGTAAAGTTAAATATACAGGCGAGTGTATTATGACTGCTTACTCAGTTTCTTCTCCAGTAGGAGACGCCGTAGCTTATAGTGCGGATTTTCAATGCTCATCAACAATCACTAGAGGCACGCACTAAATTTAAATATACAAAGGAGACGCAATGGTAGATAAATTTTTATCGGTAGATGACTTAAAGTCATTGCCTGATGTACCCGAAAAGGTTATTGAGATTCCACAATGGAAAACCAGTATCAAAGTTAAAGGTATATCGAAGAAAATGCAGATTGAACTTGGACGACTCATTCAAGGAGACACCACCGACGCTTTCGATTATCAGAAAGAGTTGCTTAAAGCAAGTGTTGTCGAACCTGCATTAGATGATGAAGCAATCGACATACTTTATGAAAAAGACGCAACGATTATAGACATAATATTCGAAGAATTAAACGAACTCAACGGGATTGGAAGTGAGGTAGAATCGGCTTTAGCCGAAGAATTTCAAGACTAATCCTGATATATCATTTCAATTTAGACTAGCTCGAGAACTAGGTATGACAGTTGGAGAACTGCGTACTAAAATGTCATCATTAGAGTTTCATCAATGGGCAACTTTTTATTTATGGGAACAAGAAGAAAAAAATAAACAGTTGGCAATGCAAGAAGCTGAGGCAAAAAAGGCTAGAATGAGAAGATAATGGGTGCAAAAGTATTAATAGATATAGTAATGCGTGGAGCTGGTACAGCTTCTGCGCAAATGAGCAAACTTGGTGGTGTATTTGGAACTTCAGGTAAACAACTTTCAAAATTTGCAAAAATAGGTGTTGGTGCAGTTGCAGTTGCACTCGCAGGAATAACAAAAGGAGTTATAGCTTCTGTTCAAGCTTTTACAAAGTTTGAAGATAAAATGACTCAGTCTCTAGCAATTATGGAGACTACAACCGCTCAACAACAACAAATGGCTAGGGTCGCAAGAGATGTAGCAACTCAAACAGTTATTGGTGCAAGTGAATCTGCTGAAGCATATTTCTTCTTAGCTTCTGCTGGTTTAAATGCAGAACAATCAATGCAAGCACTTCCTCAAGTTGCTCGTTTCGCTCAGGCAGGTATGTTCGATATGGCAACTGCTACTGACTTAGCAACTGACGCACAATCTGCTTTAGGTCTTACAGTTAAAGACGCTCAACAAAACTTAATGAATCTTACTCGAGTTACTGATGTTCTTGTTCGTGCTAACACTTTAGCAAACGCAACTGTTCAGCAATTCTCAGAAGCACTCACTAACAAAGCTGGCGCCGCTTTAAAAATGACAAACAAATCTATTGAAGAGGGAGTTGCAGTTCTCGCCGCTTTCGCAGATAGAGGAGTTAAAGGTGCTGAAGCTGGAGAAAAGATGAATCAGATTCTAAGAGATGTTTCAAGAGCTGTTCATAATAATACTAATGAATGGAAGCAGTCAGGAATTACTGTTACTGACGCTACTGGAAATCTTTTAAATCTTGCTGATGTAGTTAAAAACTTAACTGAGGGAATGGACGGATTATCAGATGTTCAAAAGGCGGCACTTTTAGACCAATTAGGATTAAACAGAGGTGTTGCTGACGCAGTAAAGATTCTTGCTGGTTCTGAGGACGCTATTAGAAATTATCAAAACGAATTAGAAAATGCAATGGGTTACACGGAAAGAGTAGCTAAAAAACAATTAGAAAGTTTTACCTCGCAAATGAAAATACTAACTAACCAATCAGAGAACTTAAAGATAACTATTGGAGAAGCTGTTGTTCCGTCTCTTGTTAAAATGGTTAAAGGTTTACAAACAACAGTTGAAAGATTACAAAACTTTAGAAATAGATTAAATTCTAGTGAAACATCAATGAAAAGATTTAAACTTGCTCTTAAAGCAATTATGGCAGTTTTGGCGCTTATGTTCCCACAACTTGCTCTTGTTGCTTTTGGTATTAAAAAAATAACTGATTGGGTAAATAAAGGTAATAAAGCTTACGAAGAAGCTTCTAAGAAAGCCGACCAATATACAGAAGCTCATAGGAGACAACAATATTATTTAGGTTTCACGGCAGAAAAAACTGAAGAAGTTATTGAGAAAAGTAAAACTTTAGATGATATTTTAGACGGAACAAACTTTACAGTTGATGAACTTACTAAACAATTAGAACTTAACGGAATAGCTTTAGATGAAAATGCACAAGAAGCACTTAAGACTGCTGAAGCTTATGAGGACGGTTTACTAGGTGGAATGGAATCTGTTTTAAATGCAATGGAAGCTTTAGAAGATAGGCAAGAGAGAATCCATAAGGCAGAAACTAGAAGAAATAAAGCTTTAGAAAAGCAAACCAAAGCTGAGGAAGAAGTTAAAACTGCTACTGATAAGCTTGAAAAAGCTAAAGAAAAACTCAATGAAGTTCAAGGTCTTGGTGCAAAAATTACTGATGAAGAAGCTCTTGCTATTGCAAGACAGAAACAAGTAGTTGAAGAACTAACAGCAACAGAAGATAAATCAGAAATACAAAAATTAGAATTAGCTGTTGCAATAAATCAATTAAATAAATTAGAAGAAGAGTCTATTGCTTTATCTCGTGAAGAAGAGGACGCAATAAGACAACTTGAACAAGCTGAAAAAGATTTAGTAAAAGCTGAAGAGAGAAAAGCTGAAGCTATTAAAAAAGTTCAGGAAGAACAAAAGAAACTTAATAAACTTACTGAAGCTTCTCTCAAAAATACTTTAGAGTATGCAATACTTCAAGAAAATCTTAACAAGGCTCTTGAGGGATTTGGAAAAGGAACTAAAGGTTACAATGACGCTTTAGCTAAAATGTCTGCACTTACTGGAGTTAAAATTGATGAAATGATTGCAATGTATGACAGATTGTTTGCAAGTATGAGTAGAACAGGAGTATCTGCTCCGTCTGTTACTCCAACATCAGGAGATTCTAGTTTTGGAGACGGTGTAAATCCAGCAGGCGCTCCTGCAGGAAATGTTATAAACAACTTAGGACAACAGTTTATGAAAGATATTGGAAGAAGTTCTATTATGAGTGGACACAATGGAATAGTTGGCAGTAAAGATTTAGGCGGTGGACAAACATTAATTACTGTTAACACAGGTAATTTATTAGGAAGTACACAAGATGTTCAAAATGCTGTTGCTTCTGCATTAAAAGAAGCTCAAAGGCGTGGAATAGAAGTAGCTTTATAATGACAGTTGCTTTTGACGACAATGTAACTCTTAAAATTGAAGTAGGTTTTGATTCAGAACCTTTTGATAGTTCGATTTCATTTACTGATATATCTGACTATGTAAGAGCAATAAATATTCGTAGAGGAAGAGTTAATGAATTAGGTCAGTTTCCAGCAGGAACTTGTTCATTAGCACTTTCAAATACAGACAACAGGTTTAATCCTAACCAAACAACTTTTTATTATGATTCATCTAATGGTAGAACTAAAATACAACCTTTAAAAGTTGTAAGAGTTTCTGCGGTTTATGATTCAACAACTTATGTATTATTTTATGGATTTTTAGATACTATTCCAGTTACTTATGTAGCTGAGGGAATTGACTCAATAGTTACCTTTACTGCTGTTGACGCATTTAAAATATTTAAAGGTCAAACAATTCAGTCAGTTGGTTGGAGAATTGGAACAAGTGGTTTCTCAGAACTAGGAACTTCAACAAGATTAGGTTATGATGACTCGCAGGAATTATCTTCTGCAAGAATAACTAGATTATTAAACTCAATTGGCTTTCCTAGTGCTTTAAGAACAATTAATACTGGAACAAACCAAGTAATAACACAAGCAGTTACTACTAATTTATTGGGTGCAATGCAAGAATGTGAGACTGCTGAGAATGCACAATACTTTATTGCTAAAGACGGTAAAGCAACTTTCAGAAATCGTGCTTATAAACTAACTAATGCTTCAGCAACAGATGTTCAAGCAACCTTTTCTAATGACGGAAGCAATTTACCTTATAGAGATGTTATTACAAACTTTGATACTAATGAAGTTATTAATGTTTATGAGTGGACTAGAACTGGTGGAGCAACTCAATATATTGCTGACGCTGATTCCGTTTCAAGATATACAGCTAAAGGTTCTCAAAAAAGCACTATAAATATATCTAATGCTAATGTTTTATCCTTAATTGAGCAGAAATTATCTGAAACTGCTACTCCTATTGTTCGTATTGAAAGTTTAAAAGTTAATCCTAGAGATAATGTTTCTATATGGGCGCAAGCTTTAGGAAGAGAATTTGGCGATAGAATTAAAGTTAAGATAGTAAATCCTAACGGTACTAGCGTTGAAGATGAACTTTGGATAGAATCAATAGAGCATAACATAAACTCAAGCTCGCAAACTTGGGATTGGAATGTTACACTTAGTCCAGCAGGTTCTTCAGCTTTTGTTTTAGGACAGGCACAACTAGGTGTTGGAACAAGATTTGCATATACATAAGGAGAAAAAGTAAATGGGTGCAGGATTTAAAGTATGGACAACAGGAGACTTAGTAACAGCTTCTGACTTCAATAATTATATTCAAGAACAAATAATAATGGTTTTCGCTGATTCGTCAGCTAGAGGTTCTGCTGTTTCTTCTCCTGAAGAGGGAATGTTTGCTTATCTAAAAGATACAAATACATTAACTTATTATGACGGTAGTTCTTGGGCTTCTTACATTGGAGACGGAGATATTACAGGTGTAACTATAACAACAAGTGCTACTTCGGGTTTATCGGGTGGAACAGCTTCAACTTCAGGTGCTTTTGCTTCAACTTTATTAGTAGCACCTACATTAGCGACTTCAGCAACAGTGGCTAGTGCAGATGTTATTCTGATTGCAGACGCAGATGACAGTAATAATTTAAAGAAAACAACAGCAGGAGATATCGCAGGATTAGCTGGTGGTGTTTCATTAGGTTTAGTAATAGCGCTAAGTTAGGAAAGGATAAAATATGGCAGATACATTACATTCAGTACAAGGTGTTCTAGGAACAGGTAGCACAGCTATTTTAGACGCAGTAGCTTCAAGCACAACTGAAACTGTTATTGGATTAACTTTATCTAATATAAGTGGCTCTAGTGCAGATGTTACAGTTGATTTAAGTATTACCAAATCAGGTGGCTCATTAAGAAAAATCTTAAATGATGTTTCACTTCCATTTGGAACTACTATCACAATGTCAACGAAACTTGTATTAGAAACAGGCGACACTATGCAAGGACTTGCAAGTGCAGCTTCAAGTGTGGATTTTAATTTAGCTTATTTGAAACAAACCTAAAGGGGTAATTAATGACCTATATAGGTACTCAACCAAATAATGTAAAACAGAATATTGGTTTATATAATCCAAATGATATTACTGCTTTAACCAAAGATGGTCATTGGGGTGGCTCATTAGAGCTTATTGCTGAACAAACATTTTCAACTTCTGTTGCTAATATAGATTTTACTTC